TTTTTTTTTTTTTTTTTTTTTTTTAAGAAAACACTAATAAATGACTAATAAGTACTAGCGTGTGTTTAAGACCGCAGTTAAATTATAGCGAAATTTTTTATTCCACCCAATTTACCAACACCCAATTACCTCTATATACGTTAGTGCGATTATGCACAGCCGAACCAGTGATTATATATGAACCATCAGATGGTAAATCTATAATATGAGCCGTCTGGTGCGCATCGCCAACATAGGCTATATTGAGCGTTAATAAATTGATATTTTCTCCCGTACCCACAAAATCTATATTAATTTCATCAACAATACCACTATTAACCGTAAATTCCGAATCCCAAAAGAATGCAGCAGCTTTACCTGCTTTCAAAAAGACATTACGAGTAAAATCACCTAAATCAGATTGGTTATAAGTATTAACAGAAACAATTAAATCAGAGGGGACGAAATACATTGTTGAATCACTAAAACTATCAAACAAAGAGACATTCACAGCCGACAAATACAAACTAAATCTAGAAACAATATAATAAGCAGTTCTAATGTTTAAAGCAAAAGAATCACTTGAAACGTCACAGATGGAAGTAGAGGCAGCATCATCACCATAAACGATGAGATGAGCATTTTGTTGAAAGGTTGCATTTTGAAGAAAAGTATAGTAAGAATCTGGTTCTAAAGAAATTGTACCAGAAGTTAAAGTTTTGGAAAATGCAGTTTTAGTTGGAGGAGGAGGGGGATCTAGTCAAGAAGAAACTAGTAGAGCACCGTTGTTAACATCTGCAGTGAAGTTACCGGTTTCGTCTGTAATAGTAACCAATTCTGGTTCCGTATTACCATCGATATTCGGAACACCAGCAGTGTAGGTGGTAACGGAAGGAGCACCAACAAGACACCCAAACGAGAAATCTTCTCCAACATTTAGGAATACCTCCATTTGGCCTGAATAGCCATGGGTAACGCCGTGAAGTGTGACGTATTTTGAGGTTTTTCCGTCCATGTTGTAGCCGACAACGCGCTTGTTGCATTGTTGAGCAAAAGGCACTTCTACTTGAGCAACTGAACTAGACCCTATAGGTAAGATGGACATAGGAGGATTAAAAGTAGGTTCAATCATAGGAAAGAGCTTTAGATAACCCTTATGACCCCCAGAAAAGAAAAAGTGATACCTAAGAGATCCCCTATAGTATCGAAAAAGTCGAGAAATATAGGAAATATGAGGAAGATTATTCTTAGAAGTACCACCTACCTGACTATAAAAGCCATTCCAGGTGTTAGAAATAGAAGAAGTAGAAGATAACATATCAGCATTTTCATCAAGAGGATGAGGGATGGTAAAGTTGACATGAGGAGTCCCTATAGTCCGCCAAAATGCGGCTCTCTTCAACAATTGTCTAAGACTACAGAAATGTTCTCCCACAGAACTATAAATAGTATAGGCGGGATCAGTGACAGTCTGTAACATAGACATAGATGCCGAATTTTGAGCTACATTTGTAGGCGAAATATTCGTTTCTCCTATTTGAGCTTGAGGAAGTAAAGTAGGAGGATCAGGATCTTCAGGATCTTCAGTTAGAACGAAAGGTTCGGCTATGACTTTATTGGCTCTTAAACCATAACCTGAAAGTTTGAAATCTTCACCCGCAGACACCCAAATAAAGCCGTCGATGGTGGAGTCAGAATCACCAGCGTTTTTAAGTGCGTTAACAACAGAAATACGCAAGCGACCAGTACAACCAACATCTTGGGCATAAGAGTTTGTCTGCAGCCAAGGCAAAGTACTAACATAGGGAACAGAGAACGAAATTTCAGAAGATTCACGGAGTTCCATGATTATAGAATAAGCATTAGAAACAGTATCAGAATCGTAAGCATTAGTAAAAGGCCAGTAAGAAATTCGAATTCGAGCGGAATGGAACGGAGTTTTGGAAAACTTTACTACATAATTAAGGGTCCCTGTCCAATAGGCAAATAAGTTGGAGACATAAGCTAATTGTGTACACGCGATGTGTCCAGCCTTAGCTGTTCCAGCATACGCTTTCGCATATGAAGGAGTTATGGGGATGTCAATGAGTGACGATCCCTCTGTATCATCGACAGTCATGAGAAACGTGTCAACGATGTTTGGTCTCCCACAAATATATGCTATGGACATTTCGTCTTGATTAGTAGTGTAGATATCCTGCGTGCCACCTAAGGAACACATAGGATCTCCAGTCAACCTAACAACATCCTCAGATCCGGAAGTTTGATGTAGAGAACGAGCGGGTTTAGAGGTACATAGAGAAGTAGCTGATTCATTAGAAGGTTTGGAAAACCCAAACATGGCAGCAGCAGAAGCAAGAGAAGAAGCAAGAGGTATTACAGAAGAAGCAACTTGTGTTACTGTATTTACTACGCTTGTGGCCTTACCTATGATATTTGTGACGCCGCCAAGCACTTTCTCTAAAACTTGTGCCTGTGGCATCTCCTCTGAAATGGTTGGTAATTCAGGAGTGTAAGCGATATTGAGCAACACGTCGTTTGCATCACCAACCAAGAGATCGCGTTCTTTGATCATCTTTTCTAGGAAGGAAGTAAATTGTCTAGTAGATAGCAGGACGGTAGATAATGGAGAAGGAACGGACAAATGGAGTTCTCTAAAGGAAGCAGTGATAGTATAATCAACGCTCCCTAAACGTAAAGGGCTAAGCGCCCAAAGGAAAAATTCTCCAAAAATGCCCTCACCTGTAACTAAATTGTAGCTTTCTCTAAAAGAGCTGTAAGGCAAAGAGAAAACAACAGAATTAGCAGAGGCCAAATCTATCTCAATACCATCATATCCTGTTATACCTGACAAATTGTATGTCGTATCCTTCCATCTACCCAGAACTTCGTTTTGATATGGTGCAAACATGGCCCACAATTTTCCGGATTGCATTGGTGTAGCGTTGATTTGAACACGTATATCTACGGACGCACGCAATAAAGCGAAGTCTTTCAATTTACATATAAAACCAGACGATTTCTCCAACAAAACATCCGGAAACGTGAGTTGTTCCAAAATTGCATCCACATGTTCGGTGTGATTGAACGTTAACGCGGAGTCTGAGTCAGACCACGTACCAGAGGCGACTTGAATCGGACGAGTCAAATAAGCATAAAGGGAGGAATAAGTTTCATCGCGAGCTGTCTTGGGTATGGATTCCACAATGGACTCTAGAACAGCTACGTCCTTGGGAGAATCGTCCACAAAAGTTGTAATGCTTTGTTGGTCAACACCTCCGTCGGCAAATTGAGGTTTTGTCATAGTCGGGGTTAGGTCAGCAGGTTGTTCGTCAACGGGTTGTGCGTTTGAGTTCCGAGGCTCGGCTAAATTGTTAGGAGCAGTTGGTAGTTTTTCAAGCTAAAAATGACCGGCTAGGACATAAAAAGCTTTAGCCGTGCGTTTCTTTTGAAGTAGAAACGCAAAGAACTTCGAGATTACATTCGCAGGAAACTCTTATCGACTGTAGAGTCTCCCCATTGTAATTTGAATTGGCCGGTTTTATAGCATTCCAGCAATGCTTTGCGCGTAAACATCTGTGGAAGACGTCCCAGTTCGTGGTATACGGCGCTTGAGAGTTTGTCAACATATTGAAAGGTTTCTTCGTCGTGTAATGCCAATTCTCGAATAGCTGTTTGGACATTGTCTATGGTTGCTCGTGCTATATCATCTCCACGCACCCAGTTGCACATCTCTAACACAACACCTAATTCCAAAGGCGCCACGTGTCTACCTAGGTAGGGCTCGTAACGGAAATGGCGTTTGAGGTATTTTATGTTATCAATGTCCACATAGGGTTGCAGATTTCCAGTCTTCTCAGCATCAGTGTAAGTTAGTCCCACTTGGGCGTACCCGCGTTGTAAAGCGAAGGAGTCCAAATTGGTTCCAGGTCTTACATTGATGTTTACGTCGTCTCCATAGCATACCATAGAACAATAGTCTTCAAAACATTGAGGTGGCAAATTGGTTTCCTTAGAGAAAGCATATCGTGTAGCCAGCTTAACTGCTAGACAATTGATGATAGTTGTCGCAGCATTGCCCGATGGTTGAGAGTGTGCCCATACATACAGGGTGTCGTGTAGTAAATGGACAGAATTCACAATATCGAGCCATAAAACATAGCGAACGATTTCATGCTGAGTTTCGCCATTGAGCAAGTACCAGTTGTTAATTACGTCGTAGACGGCCCATAGTAAATCGGCAGAGAGGCTTCCATCGAAGTTCGAGAAATCACCGCTGGTCAAATTCTTCCCAAAATGAGTCAGTTTCACGTAGGTTTTCTCCCAATCAAAGGAATATGGATCAGTTCCCACACTAATTTCATTATGAATACGATTGTCCATAGCGTTCGCAACGAATGCCAAAAAATGTCTTCTAAACAAAATATTGTAGTCTACCGGTCCACATGCAAATGATCGAGTCTTACCTGCCGCAACTTTTTCTATTGGGCGTCTTTCGTCCTTAAGTGTATCGACCCAAACGGTTAACACTCTGCGTCCCTGAAGAGCTTCATTCTCACGGAATTGTACAGCTTGGCGCATTGACTCTGCAACATACTTGTCTTCATCCTTTCCCAACCAATCTTGCTTTCCGGGTTGCTTCGCATACAAAACCCAAGGATACCCTGCAGACGATTGTCGGTCTAAACAACGAACCCGGTCGTCTCCATCAATGCCAAGAGCAGCTTCAGTTATGCTGTAAAGCAGCGGGCCATTCCATTTCTGTGAAACGGAAGGGGCCACAGCTTGTACACATTCGTGAAGCAAGTCATGGTCAATTAATGGAGTTTTTCCGGCGTTCTTGGATAGAGCGAGCAACATCGGATTTACAGGCATTCCTTGAACTTTCATCGGTTTTAAAGCGGAAGGCATTGTGGTCGGTACTGAAACTTGTCCATGTATCGATGAGGGTCGCAGCTTTGTCCCAGATGGAGATCCTAGAGGTGAGGTCGTCGCTAGAGGGTAAAATTGTCCCTCAATTGGAGTTGTTACATCTTCGGTTGTGACATTCCAGCACACTTGTGCTTGAACAGGAAATTTGTCCAGTCCAGTTTTAAGCAGTTCGTATGTAATACTAGTGCTATATGCAGTGCCAGGTGCCACAGCCCCGGCTACGTGAATGCCAATCAATTTGCCAGTAAGTGATGGTGCGTGGGCCACTAAAGGCGCTCCGCAATCACCGGGTTTAGTTTCGGCAGAATATTGGTAGTAATCACGAATCCAGATTTCTTCGTCCTTATGTTGGTATCTAAACTCGTCCAAATGATGTTCGGGTTTAGCGTAGGATTCCAAACGAGTAAGAATCATGTCTCGATGAGTCAAAAGCGTTACCTTGAAAGTTTCGTATTTAGTTTGATCTTTCGATTGGATAAAATGCTTATGAATATCAGGCATAACCATCATCGTTCTAGGAAAACATACGAGGACTAGGTCTTTGGGTTCATTGTCAGGTGTCTTTAAATCAACCGTTATCAATTCTTTCTTCGGGAAGTCATAAGTCAGAGTATTATTCTTCAAGGATGTAATATTCACTATATCGCCCATTGACTCGTAAACGTGTCGGACCATAAGGAAAATTCTACCCTTAACGAAAACGCCGAGACCGGATCTTTTGTGAATTTGTTGGTTCACGATGACTTCTGAAGAAACGACAAAAGTGTTTCCAGCTACTTTGCTATGTATGACTTGGTCTGCGTTGACATCAGTCAACGCCTCTGCCTGAGGATCGGTCTCAGCCCTTGCGCGCCGCGATCTACGTGTTCGTACTTCCTCACTCTCAGACAAAGCAATGTCCATCATACCTAGTCCTTGAATGGCTGTCCTATTGAGGCCTGTCTTGGTCATAGTTCCGGGGTGACAATGCGTACAAATTTCATGCACCTTGCCACTCTCGTCTTCGTCGCAATGTACGCAGCAAATATGCTCTTTAGCGATATTGATCTTATTTCTCTCCACTGAATTGATTGTTGTGACCGCCATCTTCATCTTTTTGAAGAGATGACCGGGGTCAGATGATAAACATCCTTGGAGAGTAAGAGAACAGGGATTACATTCTTTGATTTCGCAGTTGTCCATCAAATCACGTAATGAATCGCAATAAACACATTTGGATTCTTTGCACATTACAAGTCCGGCTGTCGGTAGGGTATCTTTAGCAACTAAGGTCAATAAGTTGCACTTGTCACTCCACAAGCCTTCAGATTGTCCTTGAATGGGCTTGCATATCAAACCGATGACCGTTCGTACGTGGGGTTCATTTGATGGCACCACAGTTGTTCCATTCCCTGCTCGTACGCATGTCTTACACGAGACAGTGCATTTTGATCGAGTTTTGAAAATAGCACAATTCTCGCAACCAGCCCTGCAGAACGAAATCTTGTCGAATTTTTCTCCTTCGTTGATTCTTGTCAGATGGCATGTATTATGTTTAAACAAAAAGTTATAACATGACTTTACACCAAAGAAAAGAGCAACTGCGGAGATAAATCCTGTCAAAATCGTCCAGAAGGGACTATGTCGCGTTGTTGTTATTACATTCAAAGCGCGGCAAAATTTGTACACTGCGTGTTCAACTATTTGCGAGGGTACTAAGAAGAACCGAGATGACATAAGCCATTGTGTAGCGTCGTGAGCACGCCTTTTCCATGCCGAAAACGAAATAAGGCTTCTAAAGGAAAAGTTACGCACATTCGAGATCATCCGTCTATACCAAGGTCCGGTAGGGGCAGCATTAAGTTGTTCCCATCGTAGCTGGTAAGTTTGTCGGAAGTCGCTCGAATATGTGGCATGTCCACGGTCAGACACAAGAGCCACTGGTGGTCCCAGATGTTGAGTGTTGCGAGCGGAAGTAAGTATCCCGCAAGCCAAACTGTAGGTCGTAGTTAGGTAGACTAGAATTTCTAGCATATCAGGTATGTGGGCAGTCTCAACAGCGAAATTAATTGCGATTCGTCGCATTCCGCCGGAGCACAAAGGTTCCCAAGACCAATCAATTGCTTCTGCTAAAAATTCAGGTGGTGTCCTATCGGGTTCACTGTCGTCATCATCTTCACGCTCTACAGAGAAGCCATGTCGCAATACAGTAGACAAATGATATATGCGGGCAAAAGCTTCTAGTTGAGTAGGTGTTATGTTGTCGTCACCACCCAACGCATGGATGATGCAATCTTGAATGGCGTGTCTTCGAGCCAACATCGTAGGTAGCACATTTAACATAGCGTTTGCCACCGCGAAATCTTCAGGGAAAAGAGCTGCGTTATTATCTGCAATATGAGCATGACCGTTTGTAGTAGTCATGTGTCGTATCCAGGTATTAAAATCAACTCTATTCACTTGAGTAGCTCGCGAGGCGGCAGCATTCAGTCCATTGCGCTCGATGTTATTAGCTCGTTGACGCACAGCTTGTTCGTGTTCTTGGAGTAAGCGGTCTGTAATATCACTGGCAGTTTCCTCGGACGAATCTCTACGTCGTGGTTGTCGTCTAGGTTGTTGGGTAATTATCGATGCCATAGTATTCAGAAGTTGGTCTTGCAATTGGACGAGATCAGAATCAGACAAAGTTGGAGATGATAAAGTAGAATCGGTATCTGAATAGATATCTTCATCTTCTTCTTCACTCGTGCTCTGGTCTGAATCGTCATCCATCTGCGCGGTCACACCACTCACCCAATTTCTCAAATTGTTGCTGTGTTCCATTTTGGCGTCTAGTTTTTGCTTGGCGTAAGCCAAGAATTGATCGTAATTGAGTGAACTAGATCCTTGCTCGAAAATATATGGAGCTGTCGAAATATCGTGTCCGGTGATGGATCGTACTTTGTCTGTGTCCAGAACTTTATGGGCGTTAGACGCAATTTGAATGTTCTTAGCAAACTGAGTTTCGATATCTACTTTACATTTAATGTCTAAACGCCTGTTAAACGCCTGTGGGTTTGTAAGCGAGGGCATAGCGTAATGCGGTTGGTTCGCTGTACAAATAACTACAGGACTTGTAAAAGCAGTTGCTGCTTTACGAGACAGTTCAGCCATATGTAAAGGATAGGAAGCAATATTCGCAGTCTTCATGATTTCAAGAAATTCTAAGTTCGGGTTTCCAGCTTGATCTCGGATGGTTCCTATGTCGTCATAAATAACAACAAGTTGGTGGTTGTAACCATCCCAAAATTCTTGCCATACACTACGTGCATATATATTTTGAATCACTCTGTCGCCGATGTCTGGTTGTAGATGGAGTATCAAATCGCGCGCCAGCCTTAGGGCCAGAACTGATTTGCCAATACCAGTCCCACCATGTAAATAAATCACTAGTGGTTCCGGACGTACAGTCATAGCGTACTTCGACCCCATTAGTCGAGCATAGAGTCTTTCGATCTGTTGGAAATGAGTTCGGAAAGCTGCTATACTTGAGGGCGAAGCTTGTGAATCGGCAAGGGCTTTTGATAAACCCAAGCCTTCTGTCATGAGTGTCATTACACGTACACGGTTATGCATATGCTCGAAGTAGTCATGGTCCTGAGCCAAATCCAAGCAAGTGGATACTCGTAAGTAGTATTGTTCCACTCCCTCCACCATCCTTTCTGCCTCTTGCAAGTCCGCAGGTACACCAAACATCTTCTTGTAGACCCAATGATAGGCTTTTTCAATGATAGAACCTATAATCGGGACACCCAAAGATATTGATTTTAATGCGGCGCCAGCAACAGTCATATTTTTGACAGCGGTGTAGATGGAAGGTAGTTCGGCCTTATATCCAACAATCGCAGAAATTAAGATGAAAATAAGTGCTGCGACTGACATAGTTACCGTGGGGTCCAACTCTGCTTGAGCTTGCGGGTTAAGCAAACCCTGCATAAATTGTCCCATGTGGTTTCCCATTTTGGACAAAACAGACAGAAACTCAGTCGTCTTATGGTGAAAATGCTCAGACACAAAATCAGCCATTAGCAAACCACAAGTAGGGATATCCCATCCAGATCGCCAAGCCACCATTAGTTTAAAAACTAAGGCAGTGAAACGGCGCTGAATAGACATACCTTCTACAGTTGAAGTAGCTAGGTGAGTTAATTGCGACCCTAGAGTTGAGATAGTGTTGGACAATTCAGGTGAAACATCCAATAAACTAATATCTAGGAGTTGAGCTTGAGGGAGTTGCAATTTGGGTAGTGCCTTGAGGGTGCGTGCGGGGCGAACACGTCCCTCCATAATTGCGGTAATCTTAGGCACTTCGGAGGGGGAATCAAAAAGAGCGTGGTCCATTGCCAACCAATAAAGGTCACCAATAAGCTCTTTGAAAAGGGCATTCGGTACTTTTCGATTCCGGAATCCACAAGAACAAGTATATCCAACAGGATTTTTAGCCTTCATCATCGCGTGGTCGTGTAAATTCAATACCATTAAAGGAAAGAATTGAGCCAAGTGATGAAGCAACTTCATTGTCATAGCCAACGTACTCAATGAAACTCTCTTTTCGTAATCAGCTTCAAAATTCATGCGAACGAATCCTTGATCAGTAAAAATATGTACTGGTATGGTCGTTTTGCTTTCTTCAGAAGGTAAAGACGTGTAGAGATGTATCAAATTGTCAATCAATCGGTCAGGGGACAAATCCATATCGGCGTAAGAAATCCAAATTGGGTTATAATCGGTCAAGTAGACAGAATGTCGAGGGATAATATCTTTTCCAATGGCTAGGGTGTTGTGGCCATGGTAGACAAGATTATCCCAATTGACTCTATTGAGCCAAGATAGACTAACATTACCATAATGTCTATAGAAATTACCTTTTTGGCAATTACTAATAGAGGTAAGTTGGTCTCTTTGAGTCGATTTGTTAATATCGACTCTTGTAGAGTAGGCGGCGTAGCCTGCCTCTCTAAGTTGAATAGGCTTACTATTCATAACAGCTTAGGTCTTAATTCGCTGTTAAAATTTGGGCTTAAAATTAGGACAAATACAAAATAATCACGTGCGCGAAGTGCGATAACGGGATCGTCAGTAAACGAAACTTTCCACAGTTAAGGTTTCAGTGACAAGTATGAAGATTCTATATAGAGAAGTGCTATCTTGTATGAAAGAAGTTGTTTTCCAAAAGCTTGAAATAAACGTACAATAAAGGGGGATTGCGCTTAATGCCAGAGCGTGTCCT